ATGAACCAGATGTACCTGATGTACCTGATACACCTGAAGTACCTGAAGTGCCTGATGAACCTGATGAGCCTGAGGTTGCTGATTGACCTGATAAACCACTAAGACCATCTGAGCCTGAAGTACCTGAGGTACCTGATGTACCGTTTGTACCTGATGTGCCTGATCTGCCTGATGAACCTGATGTGCCTGAAGTACCTGATGTTCCTGATCTACCGCTAGTACCTGAAGTACCTGATGTGCCGCTAGAAGGAGTATCAAAGCAAAAAGTATGATCTGTTCCTTCTCCCCCACAATTAAGAGTGGTTCCTATTTGAATAGTTCCACTTATGTAGGTTACACCTATTTGCAAATAACTTCCTAAATCAGTAACACTTGTTACAGTATATAATGCATTTGTATTATTAACTTTATCTTTAACTGTTAATCCGTACCCAGTAATTAGATTTAATATAAATCCATTAAAGTCTGATGGACTACAAGCATCCGGATACATATAAAATCTAGCAATTAATGATGAATTATCATCATCAGAATATGCTTGCCCTTGCGCATTTACATCAACAGCAGGATTAGTACTTTTTCCAAACCATGTAAATTCCCAGCAATATTCTGTATTACTTTTTCCTGAAGTACCTGATGTACCGGATGAACCTGAAGTGCCGGACGAACCTGAAGTACCAGATGAACCAGATGTACCTGATGTACCTGATACACCTGAAGTACCTGAAGTGCCTGATGAACCTGATGAGCCTGAGGTTGCTGATTGACCTGATAAACCACTAAGACCATCTGAGCCTGAAGTACCTGAGGTACCTGATGTACCGTTTGTACCTGATGTACCTGATCTACCTGATGTGCCTGATGAACCTGAAGTACCTGAGGTACCACCTGTACCGCCTGATGTACCTGAGGTACCTGACTGACCTGAAGTGCCTGATGAACCTGATGTACCTGATGTACCACCTGTACCGCCTGATGTACCTGAAGTACCTGATCTACCTGATGTGCCTGATGAACCTGAAGTACCTGAAGTACCACCTGTACCGCCTGAGGTGCCTGATGTGCCTGATATGCCTGAGGTACCTAATGAACCAGATGTGCCTGATGTACCTGATACACCTGAAGTACCTGAAGTACCTGATGAACCTGATGAGCCTGAGGTTGCTGATTGACCTGATAAACCACTAAGGCCATCTGAGCCTGAAGTACCTGAAGTACCTGATGTACCGTTTGTACCTGATGTGCCTGATCTGCCTGATGTGCCTGATGAACCTGATGTGCCTGAAGTACCACCTGTACCGCCTGATGTACCTGAGGTACCTGACCGACCTGAAGTACCTGATGAGCCTGATGTACCTGATGTACCACCTGTACCGCCTGATGTACCTGAAGTACCTGATCTACCTGATGTGCCTGATGAACCTGAAGTACCTGAAGTACCACCTGTACCGCCTGAGGTGCCTGATGTGCCTGATATGCCTGAGGTACCTAATGAACCAGATGTACCTGATGTACCTGATACACCTGAAGTACCTGAAGTGCCTGATGAACCTGATGAGCCTGAGGTTGCTGATTGACCTGATAAACCGCTAAGGCCATCTGAGCCTGAAGTACCTGAGGTACCTGATGTACCGTTTGTACCTGATGTGCCTGATCTGCCTGATGTGCCTGATGAACCTGATGTGCCTGAAGTACCACCTGTACCGCCTGATGTACCTGAGGTACCTGACCGACCTGAAGTACCTGATGAGCCTGATGTACCTGATGTACCACCTGTACCGCCTGATGTACCTGAAGTACCTGATCTACCTGATGTACCTGATGAACCTGAAGTACCTGAAGTACCACCTGTACCGCCTGAGGTGCCTGATGTGCCTGATCTACCTGAAGTACCTGATGAGCCTGATGAACCTGATTGTCCTGAGGTACCTGATGAGCCTGATGAGCCTGATGAGCCTGAAGTTGCTGATTGACCTGATAGGCCACTAAGACCATCTGAGCCTGATGTGCCTGATGAGCCTGAAGTACCAGAAGTACCTGATGAGCCTGATAGGCCAGATGTACCTGAAGTTCCTGCTGTTCCTGATCCTCCGGATGTACCATTTATTTTTACTAATGATACAACACCATTGTCATCTATTGTTAGCACATATCCCTGCCATCCTTCTTGGATAATGGGTAAATTACTTTTATTAAATCCAAGAGATTGGTCAAAAAACCCACGCCCTTTATCAGGTGAATCTAGTCTGTTATTACCACTTATTCGTTTTTCAGCCATTAAACTTCAGGTTCGGGTTATCCCTTATAAATATTGGAAAAATGCATAACTATTATGGGAATTTTTAAGGAATTATATTAGTAACGGCTTCTTCTGAAATAAGTACCTGAGTTTTGTTGGAGAATTTATTAATAGCTGTAGTGTCTTTTTGTATTGTATTTGGGATTATATATCCATTGATTTTTAAAGAAAAAGTGCTTCTAACAATTCTTTCATTGTCTGTGGCTAATTGGGTTTGGAAAGCAAAAGAATCTATCATTGCTTTGAATTGGAATCTTTGAGGATTACCCCAGTAAGCATCAGAAGCATATTGAATTGCTTCGACTATTTTATTTTGTTGTTCAATGTAATATGTAAATACCGCGCAACTATATGTTAATGTAACATAATCAGGAGCAACTACGGCATAATATTGTTTTTCAGGTTTACGATTGTTTAATACGGCAAATTGGCTGTAAGCATTGCGATTATCGTATGGTTTGGTTAATATTTGATAGTTGTTAGGGTTGTTAGCATCTAGTTTATTTGTAATAGATCTATTTTTATCTAAAGATTCTCTTTTAAACATGATTAACGGAGCCATAAGCTTACCTTTTTCATCTCTATAATATCCATCTTTTTGGAATGATTTCCATTTTTCGGGTGAACCGTATATTATAGGAACCGGTAATCTTTCTCCATTTTGTATTACAAAAGGTTTTATAACATTACCAAAATAATAAAATATAGCTTCATCTATATCTTGAATGCCTATAGAAAATGGCTTTACATCGTCTCCTTTCCAAGAAACCTGCGTTGCTCTATTATTAATTTGAGCAGAATTATTTGGATTTCCCATTTGCACATCAGTAGCAATGTGTTGAGATTTACTAATCTCTCTTTGGGTTTTAGGAGTAGGTTTTCTAGCCATTTTTATAAGCGTTGAGGTATAATACCAATGCGGTCAGCAGGAACATAATGGCATTTACATATTACTGAGGTGTTGTAACCAAATTGATCTAATCCAGGATTTAATGGGTTATTTCCATTTGAATCTGTGTAGGGGTATTGTGGGTCTTTACCTACAAAAAATTGAGTAGCATTTGTTCCGTCTACTTCCCAATATCCATTTTGATACATTATTACATCTCCTACTTCAGGAACTATACTAGCATCAACTAAATCATCTCGTAAAAATTTAAATGTTACTTGCCAGTCAAAATCAACACCAAAATCACTCTCGGGGTAGTTAAAGTCTGAAGGTTCTATAAGAGCAAATAATATAACAGGATCTAAGAAATTTCTAGCTTCTGCTGCTTCGCCGTATATATTTACTTTAGTTTGTGCTAATTCGTATTGATAATATACTATTTGTTGAGATATAATATTTCCCATCAACTCGCGATTGATGTATCTAAACATTGAAATATCTCTAGCTTGTCCGAAAAGTGCCATTATTAACCGATATAAATTGTCATTGGAACTTGATTCAATTCTTGTTGACGAGCGGTTGATTCTGCTGCTCTTCTTTCAAGTAAGGATTGGCGAGAAGTAGAATCAAAATATTCTCTTAATTTTGTTATTAATGATTCTTTAGTTGCTGTTGCTGATGATAATAGATCAGATTGATTTAAGGTAACTTCAGCGCCTGGGATTGGTATTTGGGTATATTTTCCTCTAACATATCCTAGCATTTCTTTTGCTAAGGCTAAAGTATATTCGAATATCCATGATCGGCCTACAGAATTAATTTGGGCATATATTGGATTATCATATGGTGCTTTGGCTAAATTATTTATTTTAGTTCCAGTGTCAGCTCCAAAAGCAGAATTAATTCTGTCATCATCTTTTATATAATAGAACCACATATTAGCTCCATCGTCTCCAGTTCCAGGAATAGGAAATACTTTAAGTTGATTATTAACTAATTCAAATGTATAATTTGAGAACCCAACCTGGTTGTTCATTTCAATAGATTGGATTGTTTGAAGGCCGAAACTTAAAGGCATCATAAGATAGCCTGTATATGTTCCATATCCATATCCTAGTCCTACAGATCCTATAGCAGGAACTCCACCTAAACCAGCAAATCCTCCCATATAAGGAGAATATAATTGTGAAACAGCGGGTAGAGGTTGATAAAGTACAGATTTAATTTCTATTCCACCTGTAATATTTTGATCTAAAGCCCATTGTTTTAAATCATATGTTTGAACACTTGCTGTTAATGGAATAGAACCACTATACCAAGTTACATTTCCTCCTACTCCTGCTTCTTCTCCGTATTGTTCAGATAATCTAACAATACCAGCCATAGTAGGAGTGACAACTTTTTGGTTCACATTGGATGAAGTTGATGCTCCTTCTAATGTTAAATAATTATCTCTTAATTGATATGCATATAATTCGTTTCCATATACCGTAACAGCTTCTTCAAAAGCAGCCCAAAAATTTAAATCTTGTAATTCAACATTTTCAATAGGATATCCTAATCTTCTAGCACAGAAATTTGCTACTTTATTAGCGTCTGATTGGAAATCAGTATCATTATCATAGAAGCCAAAAGGAGTGGGTGAACTACCTGTTGAAGGTGTATTATAATAAGAAGCGGAAACCTGAGCAAATGATGATGAGCCAGGCCAAATGGGTATATTCATGCTTTTTATTATAAATATGAAAGATTTTAACCTCCATATTCATAGTCTAATATCTTCCCAACCAAATCAGATCTATGATTTTCTTTTAATTTAATCCATTTGATTTCTTCTATTTTTTTAGAAAGTTCAATAGCATATGATAAACCATTTATTTCTCCAGTTGGGGTTCTTATATCGGTTTGTTCGTTATCGCCATTTATTACTATTTTTCCAGTTTTTCCTAAACGAGTTAAAATAGCTAACATTTCAGCTTTGGTTAAATTTTGAGCTTCTTCTACAATTAATATGTCTTCTATAGTTTTACCTCGGATAAATTGCACCGGTAAAGCTTTAACCTTTTCTTCTTGTATTAATTTAGGAACTTCATCTTTATTAGTACAACATTTACTTAGATTTTCTACAAGAGCTTCCATATAAGGATCAAATTTTTCGTTTAGAGCTCCGGGAAGATATCCTAGTGATTTTCCAACTTCGATAGCGGCTCTAGTATTATAGATACATTTAATTTGTTTCTTTTTAAGAAAGTCTAGGGCGGCTTGTGCACAAACTAAACTCTTTCCGCTACCTGCCCTACCTGTAATGACAACAACTTGGTTGTCCATTATTAATTGTTTTGCTTCTTTTTGTTCTTGATTTAGTTGCACGGCGCTTATGGATTTTATTTCTCTTTTTCGTTCCCTGTTGGGTTCTTTCATAAATTAAAATTTAATTTTACCAAAGGATCTAACCCTGCTTGAATGTGGGTATGATCTTCTTGACATAACTCAAATTCGAATCTATCGTCAAATGGTAAAATTAATTCGGTTTGACTTCCCCATCTAACTAATCCAAATCTTTCATTTTGATTACAAAGTTCTTGTTGTTCTTTAAAGGGAGCTATAACATCTACATCTTCATCTGCAACTAAACACATTGTATATTGATAATTCAATGGATTTGATTCAACAGATATTTTCATTCTTTCGTTATTTTTTAAATAACCTAAATTATTTGGATTTATAACTTTACGTAATAAATCCTTTTCAACCGCTAACATTGGCATATTATATGATTCTATACTGTCTATATGCGCATATTTTATTGTGCCGCGGTAGGGTATGCGAATGATATGAGGGTCGTAAAATGACATGAATATACCGATTACTAACGATGGTTTATTGTAATCAGGGTCGCACATTACTTCTTGTAGTGTATACTCTACGCCTTTAATTTCTATTACTGGTTCTTTAGGATTGTAAATATATTTTTGATATAATATAGTGCCATCTGCTGGTGCAAAGAAATGAGTATAATCTGTGTAGTTAGGGCGGGCAGGGTCTCTAAAGAAAAAAGTATTACTTAAAGTTCCTACAGGAAGTTTACATAGTTCAGCAACTTCGCCATTTAGCCATTCGTCAAGTTTCTGTGCCATTAAAGTAGGATTTTATTGTGATCTACTCTATTCAAATGCATTACCATACAGGACAACAATGCTCCTGATTTCATAAACTCAGATAGGTTAAAAAATACAGGCTCCATAGCTGCATCAGAGCATACTTTTTCTAATGTTGCTATTTTGTTTTTTTCCTCTTGATAATATTCATCTGTGTGTTTCATTTCGTGAATATTAGAAGCACATAGTACCATATTACCTAGTCTAACTGAGTTTGTGATGCCACATAAGGCATCGTCTGTGCTGACAGATATGATTTCTGTGTGTTTTTCTATTTCTTTGAGTTCTTCGATTTCAAATAATTCAGTGCATATGAGAGATTGTTCACAATTTAATGTAAATATAGAGCAATCTAAATGATATAAATAATTATCTACCATATTAACAGGTATAATCTTCATGTCATATGATTCTTCCATCCATTTGTATGCTTCTAGTTCAGATCTAATACCATATCCTCCAATATAAATGTTATCATATAGATATTTCAGATCAGCTTCGCCTTCCCATTTAAATGGGCAGATAGCTGCTGTATAACCAAGTTGTGTAAAAAATTCTTGTCCTATAAGCTCTTCACCTTGTCTTGGTTTAGATGTAAAATTAGATAATATAATGTGGTTTTCTCCTTCGATATGAGGTAAATATATTCCTAAATTAGCAACATATACTTGGTCTTGAAAATTACCTTTTGAAGGTAATAAATACACTAAAGATTGTCCTGCCATAAAGTTATACAAATCCATAAATTGTTTGTAAGCTTTACGTTTGTTTATATGTAAATCTTTAGGAGATAATTCTTCCATCCAAGCATTATTAGGAGTTTCTGTGGATAGAGTAAAGGGGAAATTCATTACATAACTTTGTAATGGCAACTGTGAAGGTGTTTCTTTCATTGTAACTATTTTTATGTTTCCTATACATATAGTAAAAATACCTATAAGTACAGAAAGTTATAAAAAAATTAAATTAGTAAATTTTATTCAATACAAATATGTCTGTGTATATTGAATTTAATGCATCATTTGAGCTGAATTGGGCAGTAACATTTAAAGTATTACTAATTGTAGTATCAAAACTAGAACTATTAACTGTATTAAAGGCGAATCCTTGTGGGGCGCCGTTAGATTGCTTTGTAGTATGAAATACTCCAAGAGATACAATTGATGCAACACCTGCTACTCCTAAAGTTCTAACTGTAAAATTAATAGAAAATTGCCAAACATCGTTTGTGGCTGTTGACATGGTTTGGGTTCCACTATCTGCTAGAATTACAGAACCTGCTTTAATTCTAATTCGTATAGTATCATTATTTTTAGATGAAAGTAGACCACCAAAATCTGCTCTAAAACTATCACCTATTTGAAATCCATTTGCGGGTACAGTTAATGTACCTATCCCCCCATTTATTAAAGATAATTCTGCAGTAGTACCTGTTATTGGGGTACTATCATCGGTTTGAGCAAATAACCCATAAGTATTTCCTTGGGCATATATAATTCCATCAAGGGTAGTTTGTTTAGTGACACCATCTTGTACGATAGCAAATAATTCTGGTCCTGTTAAAGTACCAGCTGCTGGTAATTGGGATATTGGTAAATTTGGCATATTTAAGTTATTATAATTTTAGATCCATCTTCTTGTAATATAAGATAATAATCTCCGCTATTAATATCAAATTCTTCTTGAGCTAAATATTGTTCTACAGTTCCTTTATTTTGGTATGTTATCCAATTTGCTCTAGCAATAGATAAATCATATAAATATTGATTGTAATATTGTACTTGCTCATTAAGAGGTAGTTTAGCAATACGAGGATATTTCGTAAATTGCAACCATGTTATTTCCTCGAAAATATTAAACATATGTTTATACATATGAAAAAAAGCCCCGCTATTTGCGGGGCTCTTTTCTCACACTAAAGTTTTTACTTTAAGATTAGATAGTGGTTAAACCACTAACATAAATCTTAGCATAGAACTCAGGGCGTAACATCTTCTTAGCGTAGCGAGTCAATAGACCTTTTCTTGGAGTAAAGGTATCAGGATCGTACACAAGAGGAGTCATGATTAATGGGATATAAGGAGCAAATACAGCACCTGTTTCTAGGAACTGAGATCCTTTGTAGCCCATCAACATCAAGTTTTCAGTCATGTATGGGTTCTTGTAAACCTTATAGCGGCTGTTTAATGAACCCATTTTCTGAACACCAAACGCATATTCCATTTGGTCAGCTTCGCCATTGCTTGTAGAAGCAAATCCAGGAATTGATTCAAGGATAGTTGCTACAGTTGGAGAAGTAACGATGAAATTAGCACCACCTCTCAAGGTTAACTGGTGGATTCTGTTACTAAGTTTTTGTACTTTAGTACCAAGAGTTTGGAACCACTGACCTTGGGTGTTGTAGAAAGCACTTGTGTTGTTTACAAATGCGGTACCTGTAGAATTAATAATCTGATTATTAAGAGCTGACCAATATTCAGTACCAGCAGCTGCATCTTCAATTAACATATCAAGAATTTCGAGGTCAATTTCCATAGAAATATACTCGCTCATGATGTTTGTTAATTCAGCTTCAGCATCGATGTTCTGATAAGCAGACAAGTCTTGTGCAAATTCAGGCGTCCATACAGCTTTCAATTTCTTGGTTTTAGCTGTGATAGGCTGAGATTGCATTCTAACGTTAATCTCAGGGATGACGATTTGGGTAGCATTTAAGCTGTTAGGTACAGATACATCTGTTCTATCTGCTTCAAAATCACCTCTTTGATCGTTACCGGTTAAGGTTTCGTTGTTCAAGTTAGTAGCTTTGTTGTAGAATACAGTAAAGGCATTATTTCCAGCAGTAATTCCAACAAAGTTAGCAGAACTTGTAAAGAAGAATGAAATACTATTTGCAGTGTAATTATAAGTGGTAAATTGCTGTAAAATACTTGCAGAAGTAAATAATGAACCACTTGTTAAGATAAATGCTCTAACACCATCTTCATCAAAGACATTACTAATAGTTGAACCAGATATAGTGTATTTATAGATCTGACCAGAAACTGCGGAAGCAGAATAAGTAGAATCAAAATTTAATTCTGCCCAAGATGCAGATACTACACTACCGGTACCGGCCGCTAATGTAGGAGAAATGTTGTTTACAGAAGCAGATACCCATACTGAAGAGGAGAACTGGTTAGTAGAATATGCAAATCTACCAGCACCATATAAACCACCATCAGTTGCAGTAGTTTGGAACGGGAATTGACCTGATGAGTTTCTTTGGCCATATAAAGATTGACCTGAGGTAAATGGATTCTTTGTATTTCCATACTGGAAATCTAAGAAGAACACAAGACCTGAAGGCATGTTCATAGGTTGAACAGAAACGAATTCTTTAGCTACGATAGTACCGAATACTTTTCTCACTAAAGGAAGAGCAATACCTGCCCAGTTTTCACCTGTTGTTCCTACACTGTATCCTGAGTTAGAGGTGATTTGGTTAGATTCAAGTACCAATTGCTTGGCTTGATTTTCTAACAATAGGGACATATTGTTTCTGTTGATCTCATCTAGACCTTCTAGGAGACCTGTTTTTGACCATTTGCCGGCCAATTTAGCAGCGTCGCTTTGTAGATTTTTCCACGTGCCAGCTGCGGATTCTAATAATTGCTGTACTTGTGACATGTTTTTTTAAAGGGTTTTTAAATTGTTATACATTATTTAATACCTGCTAATTTCTGCCATCTTGCAAACTGATTGTTTACTTCGATGATAGGTTGTTTTGGGGCAGGACCACCAATTATTTTGGAAGCGCTACCTAACATTGATTCATTGATTGAGGCTTTCTTTTCTTTTAGACCTTCAAGTAATGTTTCATATACAAGTTGAGCTTCTTTTTTGCTAGTTGCTTTATCAAAAGCAGTTAGCACTTTTACTTTTTGTGATTCGGTTAAACTTTTAGATTTGAAGATTTTGTTAGTGTAAAGAAGTTTAGCGTTAAGTAAATTAATTTCACTTAAAGTTGCTTTCATTTCTTTAATAGTATTATAAGCTTCTTCAAGTTTCTTTTCAACTTCTTTTACTTTTTTACCTTCTTCTTCTTTTTTCTTTTCAGAAATTTTAGCTTTTTTAACTTCAGCCATTAATTCTTCAAGATCAACTTCTTCATCCATCATTTCCTCTTCACTTTCTTCTTCGCCTTCCATATCTTCACCAGCTTCTAATTCACCGGCTTCAACCATATCAGCGATTACATCTTCGATAAAACTTTTAAGGTCTTCTTCAGACATGTCTTCAATGCTAAATTCTTCTTCTTCATCCATTTCTTCTTCAGCTACGTTTCCGTGAGAAGTAGAACGCTTAGGGTCGTTAAGTAAGTCTTCAGCTTCGTTCATTTCTGTTTTACCTTCTTCCATCTCATCTCCTTCTTCGAGTTCTTTAAGGAGGGCTTCTAGGTCAAGACCTTCTTCCATTTCTTCCTCAGCTTCATCCATTTTAGTTTCAGCTTCGTCCATGTTATAAGACTCTTCCATTTCCTCCCCGTACCCTTCTTCCATCTCTTCTTTAGCTTCATCCATTTCATCCATTTCAGATAGCTTTGCAGCTAACTTTTCTCTCAAAAATGGTCCAAAGCTTTCTTCAAGAGCGGCTTTTGCATTTGCTATTGCTGTTTCTTTGACAGCTTTAGCATCGGCGATTGCTTCTTTAAGCAAATCTCTGTTGCTGTTCATTTTGCTTGTCCTCAAATTTTTTAGGGGAAATACGCTTATTCAGTGAAGCGTAATAAATTACATTAATATCGATGCTATATATGTAGATAGCATATTACATCGATACATATATCGGAATTTATAAAAATCGCAAAAATTTACAAAAAGAAACCCTCCTTTTTAGGGGAGGGTTGGTCTAACGGAGCTACCGATAGAGGAGTTAAAATTTGTCCTTTTTAATTCTATTATCTGAGTAATATAATGGTTGGGTATTTGTATAGATAAAGCATTCTTGTTGTTGTTGCTTATTTGTTAAATCAAAGGCGGCGCATGGTTTTATATGGTCTATTTCCCATAATGTTCCATGGTTTTCCCAAGTCATATCAGGTTTAAATTGTTGTTCTAAATACTGTTTATAAAATTCTATATCACATCCTAACAATTCAATTGCTGAATGGTATTTGTTTACTTTTCCTCCGCGGGTATGGCGTTTCAACGCATCTAAGTATCTACTTCTAAGATTAGCTTTTAGTTTCCATTGAGGGTTGGTTTGTCTTTGTAGTTTAGACCACTTATTTTCCCATTCTTTTCCTCCATTTTCTTTCCATATTTTATTTCTAAAGTAAAGACAAGATTTGCATTCTCCGCTAATTCCAAATCTTCCCCCTTTTTGTTTATTAAAATTAGCAAATAGTAATTCTTTATTGCAGCTAGTACATATTTTATATCCCTCTTTTAAATTTTCTTTTAATCGAGGAGATTTTTTAGTATGGTAATGTTTATTGTGGTGAGAATGACAACATTCTCTACATTCACGTTGATAACCATCTTTACGTGTTTTGTTCTTATTAAAACTATCTAAAGTTTTTTCTTGTTTGCAAGTAGGACATAATTTTTTCATCTATTATAAATATTATAAAGATTTTGAAAAATTATGTTGGGTTAAAAAAGAGGGCAAGTTCCATTTGCACAGAGGATATCTGTGAGGATGCTATTTACTTTTGAGTAGGGGTTAGTGTTGTTTTCTTTGCCTTCTTTAATTAGGTGCATGTATGAACCTGGGTTAGAAGGTGTAGAAACAAAATCCCATGCCAGTAATTCAAAATCGTCTTGTACTTCTAATGTTTCGCCTATTTCTTTTAATGAACCCATCCCCCTACTCGAAACACCAACCATAACATTATTTTCGATTAATGCTTTTAGAATATTACCGGAAGTAGTTGGGAGTATTTCTATTTTACCTAGTACTTTATCGCCATTCCACCAAATTTCTCTAATAATATGGGATACATTTTTTAGGTTTATGATTGAAGATTCAGGGTGATCAAGTTCTCCTGTTGCTCTATTTTCTTTAACAACTTGTTGGTATTTATCAATTTCGCGTTCCCATAAATCTTTAGAGTAGTATCTGCCATTTCCGTTTTTTACTTCGGCTGTAGCTAATATACCTTCAACCATCGGATTACCTGATGGGGCTCTCATACCTTCTGTTAGTTGAACAGGAGATACGTTGAATGGGATGGTTTCTATGAGTACCTGTCTCATATTATATTTTTTCTTCTCCGTTTACGTATGAAAAGACAGTTGTGTCTGAATCGTACCAATCTGATACTTCATAGGAACCATCTTCTCGTTGGTTAACGTGTTGTACTACTCCTTCTCTTGATATTGCTTTAGCTAACTTTATAGCTTGTGCTAAAGATTCTTCGTTTGCCATGCCCCTTAAATCAGCTTGGGTTTCATAGTCATAAGACTCATTTTTTAATTCTTCTCTAATGATAGCACTGATGATAGAGCGGAGTTTATTTTCTTTTAAATTACCATACCCACTTGACTTGTATTTGCCTGTTGGTGCTTTAGGTTCTTTAGACGTTTCTAAACCAATTCCCTTAACACCAAACATTCCGTTTTTAGCATAGTAATTAATATCTTGAGCCATATTTTTGGCTACAATTTTTTTCAATTCGTCTACAGTTTTATCAGCATTTTTAGGGTCATCCATTTCAGCTAAATATCCCATTAAAAATGATTGACCATAAACATTGTCTATATTTTTAGGATCGCTATTATCAAAATTGCTTTCTAAATCTTTAGCTACATCTTTATCTATTTTCTCAAATGTATTTTGATCACCATATTCTTTTTTATCTTTAACACCTACAGCTTCTTTTATGTTTGTATTAAAAATTTTAAACCAATCTGGTTTGTTTGGGTTTTGTGTTGCAATACCGCCTACTGCTTCTGTTAGGATACTTTTACCTTTTAATATTTTAATAGTATCTTTAAATGTGCTATTTACAGTAATAAGTTCAGGGAACAAGTAGCGGGCTTGTTTTAGAAAATGATCTTTATTTCCTTTACCCTCTGTAATTTCGATATATTGATTTTGTAATGTTTTCATGATTATAAATATTATAATTTTTTATAGATTAAATCTAGTTTTAATAGCATTATAATTTTGAGATATTTCAGCTGCTGATAATGCTTTTCCATAAACACTAGCTACATATATAACTCCTGAGCCGGATACTGCGTTTCCTCCTGTTACTGATTCTAATTGGAAAGAAGCATAACCATCAGTATCAAAGGCTCCTGGGCCTCCTTCTAGTACTGAGGATGAGTATACTAATTCCCCATTTGCATAGGCATATACTTTAGGGTCATTTGTTAATAATTGGGAACCACCATCATATACTACACAAAGATTATAGGCAAGTGAAGTATTTATTCCTACGTTAGGCCAAAGAATAGACTTATCAGAAGTAGCATCTGATCCGGTTCGTGCCCCCATCCTAAATTTTATTACTGGTCCTGTGTCTGTCTGAGCACCTATTCCTACAGAATTAGAGAAAGAGCCTCGCCCCCATACCGGAGTATTTTGAGCAGTAGTAGTTCCATCTCCTACTCTAGTAACTTGGGCCACTACATTCATTGTAAACGATTCTTGAGTAGTATATTGTAAAATATTACCAGTAGTAGCAAACTGGCGAGAAGCTGTAGTGAATGTTATTCCTCCCCCAAAACTTGAAGTGTATGAAGGAAAAACACCAGGAGAAGCAGATGAATTAAGAGAACTAGTATATTCGTTCCCGCTTATATCGTACCATACTCTCCCTCCATTAAAAAAAGCACCGTCTACATAAAATTGTAGAGAGTCTCGCACTGCCCCCCCAAAAGGTTCAAAAGAATTATTAATAAGATTTAATCCAAATCCTAACATTTTTATATAGCTGGGTCTAAGGCGTCTTGTATAGCACTATATACAAAAGCAATTCCTGATGATTGGGTTACTTGAGTTATTGTTCCATATATTGGTATTCCTGGGCTAAAAGATCCAGTAATAGAAGAGCCATTGGTTATATTATTCATTTTAATATTAGCTACAGTAGTAGTAATAGGATAATAAACAAAGCTATAAGCTACCGAAGCACTTATTGAGCCAGATAAGTATATTCCCCCACCTAGTCCAAAAGGGTTTGAAAATTGATTTATTACTGCCATTTTATTATTATTTTATATTGTCTTCTGGGGTGAATGAATTAATGATGTCATCTAGTAATTCGTTTGTAGAATCAGTTGAATAGATGACGGCGTATGATTTGGGGTTATTTTTATAGTAATCTAGGGTTTTATTTCTTGCTTGTTGCAATAATGGAACTAATTGATTTAGTTTTTTTTCTAAGATATTGAATCCTTCTAAGCGTTGTGTTAAAAATTCTCTTCTTGAAGGGTCAGATATATTTAAAGCATTTAGATAATCTTCTACTTCTATAGTTTCCCATAATTGTTTAACTTCAATACCTTTAGCTGCTTTGTTTAAAGCAGGTTGGTTTACTAATTTATATTTAAATGTTTTTACATAAGTATTATCTGTTACTCCTTTAGGACCAGCTTTAGGACCAGGGCCCATATTAGCTCCAGGGCCTTCTTTAACTGGTTTATATCCTACTTGAGTATATGCTCCATAATTTCCTTTTGTAGATTTTTTAAATGCTCTAGGAGTAGCAATATTTTCACCTGTAGTTCCGGATGTAAAACCAGAAGTACTAGCTATAGTATTTGTTTCTTTTAATTTATATTTATGTTTTCCCATGAATATTTTTGATTTCATTTAAAAGTTCATAGTATTGCAATAAATTAATTAAATTATCGTCGTTAACTTTATGTGATTTAGATAATGGGGTTAATAATTTAATCACTTCGTCTAATTTAATTTGAACAGCTTTATCTGCAACTTTAGGAGATAAAGTGGTTAATTTTGTTTTAAGTTCTCCAATTTTAGTATTATAAAAATCTCTTAATTTTGGAGTTGAATCTACAGAATTAACAAATTCTTTTAATATTGTTTTTTGGTCATTATTTAATAAAGAGTATTTTTCATTAAATTTTTCTAAAAGAACTCTATATGTTAATATACGAAGATCTTTATCGTATGATTGAAATTCTACAAGAACATCATCTTTAATTTTTTGTTTATCAATAGATTTAGACGTTAATGATTCTAGAATATTAATTTTATTTTCGATAAGTTGATCTGGGTTGTTTATATTAGTGTTATATAATTCTAGTAATGTGTATAGGGAGGCATGAAGTTTGTAGTTAGGTAGTTTGGTTTTAAAGAAATCTTCAATATTATAATGGGCAGAGATCTCTTTAATCAAATTATATTTTTGTCTTTTGATTGCTCCTCGGTTTAAACCTTTGGAAGTTTCAATAACAGAATTAATCACTATTTCAGCTTTGCCTTCTGTTAAGTTTCTGTGTTTTGATAAGGTTTCATATAATTTATATTCTTTCCCTAATTCGCTCTTAACAAAATATTTTTTTAAAATATTAATTGCCTCTGATTCCTTTCCAGATAAGGTGTCTGCGGTAATTTGTCTAACTAAAAGTTCAAACAATATCCCAGTATTTTTTACCTTTGAGTGTTTTATATTCATTCGCCTAGGCTTTTGTTATAAATATATCGAAATATTTACTCCATTATGTTATTTTCGTCTAGAAATGAGATTTCTTCATTCTTTTTACTAGTACTTGATCTTTTTGCTAGGCTTTCTATAAGACTTTTATTTTTTAAATATATTTGTTTTGCTTCTAAAGCTAAAGGTGAGCCTCCTTTGTATTGAGGGCGTATATCATCTGATTCATTATCATCAAATTTTGCACCTTTATTACCTAATCGGTCTTTTCCAAATGGGCTTTCCTGAGAGTTTCTGTTTGTAGATTTTTCTTGAGGGCGGCCTAATGGTACTTTTTCATCATATCCTTCAGGAACAGAATTATCTTCATATCTTCCTCTACCATATAGAGAAGCAAGATCATGAGGTGTTCCATATGATTTTCCTGTTATTTTAGGATCATTTCCTTCTTCAGATACTTGTTTATTTCTAAAGGCACGTTTTTGATCTTCAATAATTAAGTCTCTATATTCTTCATATTGATCTTCACTTAAATGGAAGATATTATCGTAAATCCAATCACTAGGAAGTAATTTGGTTTCTAAGATTTTTTGAGCTAGGTCCACTTTTTGGGTTAACAATGCTATTTTTTCTTGATCATAAATGATCGAGGGCGTTGTTAAGTCTAGCTCAAAGTTTGTTAATTCGTCTCCATTATATCCTTGGGCATAAAGATGTACTAATGCTATTTTATATAATTCTGAAAGAGCAATGCGTTGTATTCTATCAATTGTGCGAGCAAATCTAATATCTTCAGCAGCTAATGTTGCTTTACCGGTTAAATCTTTTTCGTACCCCATAAATGCTTTGGGCACCTTAAGGGCAGCAAATAATTTATCTCTTAAATATGTTACGTCTGTAATACCATCAAATTGTAAGCCTTGAGCAGTGTCAATCTTAGTTACAGTATCATTGCCTCTTACAGGGATATAAAAATCCTCAAGTAAGTTTTGCATATTGTATTTTAGATTATATTGGCCGGTTTCGTGGTCAATTAATGGAGTACGTTTTAATGTTGAAATAGTTTTTTGCATAAAATTTTCTACTTCAGCAGGAGGGATAGAACCAACATTAATATAAAATATTCTTCTATCCGGACTGCGGGCTATTCTGTTAATTAGCATCGCGTCTTCCATTAGAATATATTGTTTGAATAGCCTACGAGCAGGTTCTAGATATGAACGACCATATGGAAGATAATTAACATCTGTTAGTAACCTGAAATGGGCCATTTCGTAATTATCAAAATATATAGCATTTTGATCTTTTTCAAATGTATTAGGTACACCATAATACCCGGACCCCCCCGAATAAAATCCTTCAGGAGAGTATTTAAATCTTACAGCATTTGGATGTTCAGGATCATAATTTTCTTGCCTTTGAATATGATATGCCATATAAGGAATAACATTATATACTCCAAATTTTTCAGCTATCTCAAGTTTTAAGAAAAAATCACCATATTTATTCATTTGGCGAATCCAAGACCATAAATTAAATTCAATATTTAATACATCATAAAATAAATTATATAATATTTTTTGTATGTCTTCGTTTGAGCTTCTGATTTGGAGTACTTCTCCCATATCATTTTTTAAAGTACATTCATCAGATATAATATCTAAAGCAGAAGAAACAATAGCATCATAATCCATAGTATCATAATCTGAGTAGATCATGGTACGAAGATATTGGTAGTTTATGTTTAATTGTTGCCCAAATAAGGAGGTAGAGGATGGAGAGTATAGACGATTATATCTGTCCATTATAGAGTTTGTTGCTACATCCCCGGATGTTTGAATAGAGTCAACATCTATTACTTTTAATTGGTTCCCTCCTTGATTACGAATAATAACATCCGTTGAAAATAGACGCTGTAATCGGGTGAATAAACTTTTATCTGCCATTGTTTTTTGTTATAAATATTATAGAAGCCAATTAATGTTTTCTTGCCCGTATTTTGTTTCTATTGTATATGGGTTTCTTGTGGTATTTGGGCTATATGCTCCTACTGTTGTGTTTTTTCTAATACCACCAAGCGCGGCTCTAGTCATATCTAAGCTTTGTTGTTGAAATTTTAATGAAGTGTCTCTCAAAAACATTCCCGTAGCAAAAGACATCACTAAATCATCATTATATCCGGGTTGAGCCTCAGGTCTACCATTTTTCCAAACGAATACTTTCATTTCTTCTAGTAAACGTTTGGATTGTATTGTAACACTTCTGTCTCCAATATATTCTCTCATTTTATTTATTACAAGAGGACGAGTTCGTAAAGACATTGTAAATCCAGGAGTCATGTTTGAATCCCCTTCATATATTTTTAAGTATGATTCTGCGGTGAGTTGATCGGATTTAGGCGAATGATATAAATTTCTATATCCTCTTTCAATAATAGAATCTAAAGTAGCCCATCCAATTGATGCATTTTCTACAACAAGTAATGCATTGTTATATTCAGTAGCAATAGCAACTAGCATATAACCAAATTCTTTTGGGCTTATTTGGCCTCTATATTCTGCTATTTGAGAATTTGTTGCTATATCAATTACATGAAATGCAGAAAAGTCTTTGCCATCCCCCCTAGCTACATCCGCTACTACCATATATTCTCTAGTATAATCTGCTGATTCCCATATCCATATATTCTGGTCTGCTCCTCTGCGTTCCATTGGATCTTTAATGGTAGTAGATTTAATAAAATCTATCCATTCATTATAGAATACTACATCTCCAGATGTGTTAAAGTCACAATCACATTCTTGTGCTGCTAGTCTAGGATCACCTAATAAATCATCTTGTCGTTTTCTCCAAGATTCATCTCGCTCGGGGTGAACATACCAAGGTAATTTAATAGGTAAAAAATCGTTGTCTGCTTGCTCTGCTCTAACCCATGTTTGATGAAACCAGTTACCTGTTCCGTATGGCGTAGATAACACAATCGCCCCACCACCTGTTGCTAAAGTTTGTTGTGCTGAGGCCCATATTTCTCCAATATTTTCAATAAATGCTGCCTCATCCACTAGTAGTAATGATACTGCTTCTGATCGACCAGCATCACTAGCCGCAGAGGTTGCTTTGATTATTGAGCCATTACTTAAACGCAATGAAAGTTTATTATTTTCATCAGCTCCTACCTTTAACCATGATGGTAAGTTATCATACATAAACTTAACCTTGGTTACCATATTACGTGCGGTCTCTTGCTTTGTAGCTATACAAAGTACATTTTTATCTTTATGAAAAGTCATTAACCATAAAGAATACCCTGCGGCTAATGTTGATATACCTAACTGCCTTGATTTAAGTACTATAGAGTATGGATTTTCTTTCCATAATTTTAATACTTTATCTTGAAAAGGATATAGATTAAATAATACTCTACCTCTTTGCGGATGTTGGATATGGCAATATTTGCGCATAAAATGGCCAGGATCTGTAGCACATTTTATATACTCTTGTTTGAGTATTTCTTTTATATTTTGTTGTTCACTCATTTGCCTATTTTCCAAAACAATTTAAACGAGGCTTGTGGAAATAAATCTTGATTTACTCCTAATCCTATTCCAATTGCTTTGCGTTTCTTGGTTCTGTATAACATTTCCGCACCAATATAACTAATTTGATTTGTACCTCCAACTAATCCTATACCAGCATACCATTCTCTATTATTTATATAAACAGTATTTTCAATTGTAATTTTAGGTATTTCTAAATTTGATTGAACTTTGCGAGCTAAAATATAATTTTTTGTTATAGTATCTTTTACTATTATATTACCAAATGTATCAATTTGAATGGTATCTTGATAAGCATATGTTGAATAATAATCTTTTAATATTTCGCTAGTATCAATAGGACCTTGAGATGCAATAAATGTGTCTATATCTGTTATAGTATCAACACGAGTCCTGTATTTTGGGACATATACCGGTGTTTCAATTGTAACAGGTATCATCTCAATAGTTTTCTTTGTAATTACAGTACCCTCTTTAATATCAGGAGGTAAAGTAAGTAAGTAAATAATAACTCCTATTAAAAATATTATTATAATATAATATGGTATCTTAGTCTTCATCCCCAATCAATGATTGTAAAGTTGGGTTCTTTAATTTTCTTAACTTTTTTGTTAAATCAGCCATTTTTTTCAAATGAGCTTTTTGTTCAGGTGTTCTTTTATTTTCTGGGGTTTTGATATACTCCATTGTTTTTTTAGCGTTAGCTTTTAATGTGGCCTGAATAGTAGCTATTTGTCCTTTTTCTCTTTTAATAAAAGGATCGTCTTTGACTTGTAATGGCTCTTTATCATTTGATATGTCTTCGGGATCTGGTTGGCCATATGTGTATTCTATTTCTATATCTTCGTCTTCTGGTTTTGGTTTTCTACCACGTTTTTCATCTTTTTTATCTTCTTCTGATTTTTTAGTTGCTGTATTTGGGTTTGGTTTTCTACCACGTTGACTTAATTCTCTTTCACCTTTAACTAAATCTATAAATCGGTTTAATTGATTAGCAAAAAGTGATTCTCCACCTAATGCTGTTTTTACATCTGAGTCTGATTTAATTGCTTTTTTCAAATCTAATCCAGTTAATTCAGGGTTCTTTTCTATAACTGCTTCAATAGCAGTTTTTAAATCACCAGCAATTTTGGCCATTTCAGTTAAATTGTTTTCATCTTTAGCTTTAGGGTTAAAAGTAACACCTATTCCTTGATCAGCAAGTTTTTTAACAGTATTCTTATCACTTGTAACTGTTAACTCAGCTAAGATAGCTTCTTTAATATATTTTTTTAATTCCGATATTTTCATATTTATGTTTTATTATAAATATGTATTTTTTAGGAAAGAACATGTTTTACAACTTGCTTAATGCGTTCCTCTGTTGAGCCTGATATGTCTATAATATTTTTGGCACGATGCCCATATAATCTTAGCATATATGAAATAGTAGTATCTATTTGTTCTCTATACTGTTCATTAGTTTCTCTAATACCATTATCTTCTATTTCTACTCCTTGAGGAGAAACATAAAATATGTAATCATATTCTTCTATTAAGAATTTAGCTACATTTTCAAATGTTTCTTTTTCATAAGGAGTCATAGAATTAGAACAATGACTAAATGCCATTACATCAATAACTGTTCTGTCTGTTATAATATAATCATTCATTAATTCAGCAGAACGCTCAGCTAAAAATATTAACTGTCCTTTAAGTGTTGAATCTGTGTTCAATGGAATACCTAAACTATTCAAATATTTTGAACGTTCAGTAGCGAAATTGTAATGTTGAAATGATGGATGCTCTTTTAAAGCATTAACTAAAGTTGTTTTGCCTACCGAGACAGTTCCTGCAAATCCTATTTTCATATTATAATATTTTTTGACATAAATATAAAAAAGAAAGCTTGGTTTCCCAAGCTTTACTTTAAGTAATTTTTAATATCTACTTGTTCCTGTAATGCTAGGTTTTTTATACCACGGAAGACCTTCTCTATCTTTCAATGCAGCCTTCCATTCTTTTTCTGTTTTCTTAAAACCATAAATGTAATATTCACGTTTGCGCATATTGCCTTCGGGTATTAAAGCAGGACCATTCCAATTATGGAGTTTGTTGTCCCACAAATATGCTATTGTGCCATCAGGCTTAGTAAGTTTTTTGGTAGGTTCCCATTTTTCCATAGTGTTATTTTTTTTAAATTAAGCTTTCCGCTACATAAATACCATGAGCTCCTGAAACTGTTATACCACGAGCTGATAAAGCATCACCTATAAAGTGCACATTTGGGTATTTTGTTAATGATAAGTCATTGTAATTTACAAGAGGTTCTGGGCTTAGATATTTTACCTCAGGAATGTATATCCCCCAATCATCTTCTAATGTTGGAAATACTTTTTTCATATCGTCAATAAAATCTGTAATATAGCTAAAGTATCCTTGAAATATTTCTTCTACTTTGCTAAGTTCGGTTAATCTTATAACGCGAACAGGCTCGTTTTCAGAAGTGAATGATGGTTCTCTAAAACCAGGACTATAATATAAACCAGCTTTATATAAAAGATTTTCTTTTGTGGGGGAATAAGATGCCGGAATATTAACAGATAAGTTACATTGATTAACAACATTGCGGGACCATTCAAATGGATCTTCAATACCATTAATTTCCATCAAAATACCAAAATTAGTCATGTCATTTTTGTATCTTGGATCTTTTTTAGCGTGTCCATTATAGCTAATATCGCCGTATGTTTCTTCTACGGCAACATACGCTGCATTATTGTTTGTACAAAAAGAGCGAAGTGAAACGCCTTTATCTTCAAATTTTCTATAAAGTTTGAAATCATATGATATATCGATTAGTTTTTGGAAATGGTGTTGTGGTGCTTCAAAGCGAACTCCAATTTGTACTGATTTTGGTTCATCTGGGAGTTCATATTGTTTTGCGAGGGATTGGGCAAAGTCAATGCCTGATTTGCCTACTGCAAAGATGAGTTCATCATATTCTACAGTTAAACCACCTATTGAATCTAATGTTTTATAAAATAAGGTACTATTATTAAAATTGATCCATTCTACTTTTCGTTCCCATACAAACTTAACTCCTTTAGACACTAAATAATCATACCATCTTTTTCCTATTTCGTGGAGATAATCGGTACCAATATGATATACCCCAAATAAACGTAAACCGAAATAAGGTTTAATGAAATCTGGCTCTTCGGTAGGGTTGGAGTACATAATTTTAGATGGATCAGGATGAAATCGTTTCCATGTTTCTATAACTTCATTCATTAATTGGTATGCTTTTTCTTTACCGCAATATTTTGATAATTGACCACCAATCATATGATGATAGGTTAATTTGCCATCAGAGAACCCTCCACTCCCTAGCCATCCTGACATTACTTCTTCAGGTTTACGTTGGTATGGGTCTTTTCCCATATCAATGATAGTAATAAGTTCTCCAGGGTAGCCATTATCTATTAATTTTGTTACAGCATGTGCCCCTGCTACTCCTCCTCCAATAATTACAATTTTTTTAGTATATTTATTCATATTATTTATATTTCCATTTATATCCAAAAGCTGTTTTTTGTCTCCCTAATATACAATCCTTTATTTGAGAAGTCACGTTACTTTTTTTATTTGTTTGTTCTTTTATCCATACCGCAGCTTGTCCTTTGCTTTCCCATTCTTTAATAATATTATTTTCTAAATCACATTGCAAAACTGGTTTAGCTTGTTTACGTTTTGCTATCCCCATTGCTATTTTATGGGATTCTGAGAATGGTTTTAGTTTTCCTTTATTGTTTTGACTAATTTTTTGCTTGATTTCATCTGTATAATATTGAGAGTGGTTTCTTTCTCTTAAAGTTTTACTTATTTTTTCACCGGTTCCAGGGCGTGGTCCTTTCATTTTTTGTTTTTGTTCTTCAGTATAATTTGAAGGGCCACCCCCTCCATTATTTTTATTTTCCAATTTAAAACCCCAACATTTAAATTGTTCTATCCAGTAACTTTCCCAAAACTTCCAATCTTCCACTTCATCTATAATATAAGATTGAATATCTAAACCAAATGTTCTTCTATGAGAATGTTTTCTTCTAGTTGGATCTTTTGCCTTCCCAACATAAAATGGGATTCCGTTTCTTTCTAATATATAAATTTTAATCATGTTGTTTTTATTATACATATGTTAAAATTCCATCTGTCCATCCTCCGGTTAACTATTAAATGTACATAAAAAAAGTGGCGTCTCCAAATTTATTGGGGTGACGCCACAGCTGTCAGTTTTTTTGTTAAGCGACCGGCTATGAATCGGTCTGTATTATTTTTTATTTTTTATCCAGGATCATAAGAATAAGGGTTAGCAGGAGGCCAAGATATACTTGATGGCCAATCCATATTAGATTTTTGAGGGGCGTAAGTTCCAGGGCTATATTGATATCCAAAATTAGAAAAAGGCACTACATCTCCATCATTTACTTCGGTAAATGGTAATCCTATATTTTTATATGTTAATGGTACTCCATTAGCTCCTGATCCTGGTTTGTACCATATAAAAGTTGATGGTAATGGTGGTGATACTGATGTTGTTCCAGGAAAATATCTGTCAGCTGCTGTAGTACTATCAGTACTAACTCTACTAGCTTTTACAACTATCATACCCCCAAATTTATTGCCAGGAAAAGAAGCACTTATGGTTCCAGCTGCATTTCCTTTTAGATGCTTAATAAGTTCAGAGCCCCCTAATAATTCTGCGGTTATGCCAACATATGATCTATTGCGTACTGCTGCATCTGTAGATGAAGTACCATAATCTATAAAAACTTCTGCTGCGCTTCTAGAAGCATATAAATAGCTTTCATTTCTTGTAAGTACTGATCCTACAGTAACAGGTGATCCTATATCGAACGCAGCCCACGATGGATTTGAGCTTGCAGATATCCATACATCTTGTGGGCATATAGGTCCGCCCTCAGCAGATTGAACTTGCCACGCATCTCTCCACAAATGATATGCTGTTTTGAAGTAATATATAGCTCCTATAAAATTAGATTGAGGTAGAACTCCTACCTGAACATTGTCTACTGCTCTTAAATTAGGAGTTATAACATAATAACTTCCTGTGTCGTTAGCGGTAGGCGTATTTGTAACGTTAAATATATTAATTAATGGAACTTCAAAAGCTACTTGTCGTCCTGACATGGGTTGGTTTATAGAAATATTTATAAATTCTATATTATAAGTACCAGTTCCTGTAGTTTCAAAAGGTTCTATTCTAAATTTAATTTTAGTATTATCTGAGTTAGGGCCTATACTGGCTGTGTTCCCTAATGTGGAAGATTTAGCTAAAAGCGGATCTGCATTAATCGAAGATCCACTGTATATATCTAATCTAAAATTAACTGTTTTATTTACAGGGAATGATGTTCCAGGAAGTACTGATGAAGATGCAATAACTGTTGAGCCTGATATTAATGATACTTTCCATCCTTCATCAGCTGTTAAGCTACCTGGACCTGAAATATCCTGAAAACTGCAGGTAATTTCTATAGGTAATGCTCTAACCGGGGTCATTGTGTTGCTAGGAAAATTTCCTCTAACAAAGTTGTATGTTCCTGAGCTGCCAGTCCATTGATTTAATATACCCCCAGCTATAGTAGATCCAGATCTGAGGCTATCATTAGATGGTGAGTCAAAGGTAATCCCTTTGTTTCCATTTTGTATAAAAAAGGGAGGATCTGTTGTGGCGAATGATATAGAATTGCCATCTGTAGTAACATTTAAAAAATATCCATAAGAAGGAGCTATCACAGGGGGTTCTGCTTTAGAAGCTAATGGGTAAATTGCTCCAGAAGTAAAAGTAGTAGCAGTAAGAGACCTAGTTTGAAACGTAATATAATATAAATTACTATAATCTGTTTGAAAGGTACTTGAATTTCCATACATCCAAAATAGTCTATCATGAAAAGATCCTGAAAAGCTAGAGGTTTCAGATGCATACCATCCTCCTGCTTCATTTGAAGTATTTGTAATCCCAGAGCCTAAATAAAATAGTTTTGTATCTAATGGATTATTAGGGATAGGAACAGTTCCTGTACTACTTTGAGTAGCAATAGCACTAGAGCTTATGTAGTATCTATTTAAATTATAAAGAGCAGAATCTGCTCCTGGGGTGCTTAGTGCAGATCTAGGGCTAAAAAATAAAAGAGAGCCTGTTGCTCCTCCTCCTGGTCCGGGTGCTGCCATATCTTATACTTTGTATATCTTTAATCTAAGTGTTCCTGTTCCTTTTATAACACGATGATATTCGTGCCTGGGTATAAATATATGAGAGTTTAGGGAAGTCGGCAATTGATTATCAAGTTGTAGTTGCCAATCTGTTTTGCCTATGATTTCTACTATGCGGCTTTCATCGTCTCGATGCCAAAGTAGTTCTATAGGGTCTATATTTTCGTCAAATTCACGAATAATATAGCTGTCTGTGATTTCTATATCTTTATACGGCTTTGTCATCTGTAATAGGACCTCCAACAACCCAAGCATCGCAAGTTCGAGCTGCGGCGCATTTAAATTTTAAAAATCTACAATATCCTAACTTACCCGCTTCAATTACATCGAACGGATCTTCTGTGCCTTTATCGTTGCCTATCCCTTTAGCAATACAATCCAATGTTTTAGTTGTAATATCGAATGCGGCGCAATTACCGCAGCGGGAAGTTTTAGCTTCTTCTATAGAATCAAGCTTCCACATATCAACTTTGGCTTGCCAAAATTTTTCGTTGGGTTCATTTGGATTTAAAGGACCATACCCATATTCGTTTATGGCTTTTTGTCTGTTTTGTAAGTTCAACTCTATGTTTTGAGTTGGGGCTGGGCATTGGTTTAGCTCAGCTTCGCTTAGTATGTTGAGTAGTTTTATCATTATAAATATATGTTTCCTTTTACACCAGGCGCCATTGCTTTAATTTCCTCTTCAGTATATTTTTTAGATAGTGGTGTATTACTTAAATCTAAATTGACTCCAACTTCAAGACCATCGGGAAGTGATTGGATTGGTGTATTCGTTAACCATAAACTACCTTCAACTTTAAGATCATTTGGAAGTGATTCAAGATTTTTACAATTATCTAAATCTAAACTACGTCCAACTTCAAGACCATCGGGAAGTGATTGGATTGGGGTATTCGTTAACCATAAATCACCTCCAACTTTAAGACCATTTGGTAGTGATTGGATTGATGTATTACTTAAATTTAAATGGAAAGAGAAAGCATCCTTAATATACTGTTGGATTTTCTTTTGAGTGGCTATCAAATAGTTCTTTTGGCGTTCTTCGGAAGAGCGTCTTGGAACTAGGATTTGGGTTTCCTTAAGTAGGTCGAGTAGTTTTATCATTTTAAATATATGTCTCCTTTTACTTTTATATTAGGGTATTCTGCTTTAAGTTGTTTTTTGGTAGTGTATTTTTTAGATAGTGGTGTCTCATATAAAAGTAAATCACCTCCAACTTTAAGACCATTTGGTAGTGATTGGATTGGTGTATTACCTAAATACAAATCACCTCCAACTCTAAGATTATCGGGGAGTGATTGTATTTGTGAACTAATTA